TCCTAGAAATGCTGCCATCAGTGTTTTAAGTTCGCTAAACAGACTTCGGGTTCACGGAGGAAAGGATTCAATTCGTGAGCATATCTCCAGTGCTTTAGATGAAAGCTCTAAGATGAAAAGTTACGAAGCAGAGGCTCTTGTGCTGCTTAGTGAAGTAGTAGTGGAGTTCAGAGACGATCTGGAGAAACTATACAAGATTACCCCTAACCTAAACTCAATGAACTAAGAAAAGGAAACGACCATGCCTAACAAAACAGAACAGTGTATCCAAGACAACCTCTTTGCAGCGCAAGCCGATCTTGCCCCTCATGGGATTTCTCTTGGCCTTAAGGGTATAGCAACTAACGCAAAGCGTGTGATCCACCGTGGTGTTATTACTATCAAAGACGGGGCTGTAAACTCACACCGCAGCTATCAGCGTCAGCGTGGCGATCATATCAGCAAGCAGGACTACGCATACCCACTCAAGGACCAAAAAGGAAACTGTATCCTTGATGAAAACAAAAAGAAAGTTAAGGTTTTGCTTCCGTATGGAGTAATCAAGCGTATTGACCCCCAACACGCAAATGACCTTCGCCTTAAGCTAGTAAATCAGGCGGAAGGTCTGCAAGAGATTGCCCGTCAGATGTCAGAAGTTTAATCAGTAAGGAGAGCCACATGACCGAAGTAATACACCAACCATGTCCCTTTGTAGATTGTGGCTCTTCTGATGCCTTCTGCTACAACTCTACAGAGAGGGTAGGTCACTGCAAGAGTTGCAACCGTGGCTACCCCTCAAGGGATGCCAAGTACGAATGGGCCTCAGAGAAATACCCCACCAAGGGGAATAAGGAGTATGAGTACATGAGTGTACTAGACTACACACCAAAGCGTATTGAAGACACCACCGCAGGGGAATATGTCAATATGCGTAGCATCAACACCAAGACGATGGAAGACTACGGTGTTCTGACGTATGGTGATCGTCAGGAATATGTATACCCCAGCGGCGGAATTAAGGTCCGTAATCTTACAGAGAAAGGCTTCTACGCCAAGAGTGGCTTCAAGGGTGACGAACTGTTCGGCATGAACCTGTTTACTGCTGGTAGCTCCAAGATGGTGACAATCACTGAGGGGGAACTAGACGCCCTGTCAGTGTCGCAGATGCTCAAGAGTGGCTACACTAACCCTGTGGTGTCTCTGCCGTCTGCTACTCCATCTAAGAAGCTCTGGGAGAACTGTGCTGACTGGCTCAATAGTTTCGAGAAGATCATCCTGTCTGTAGATAACGATGATGCTGGTAACGCCCTTGCTGATCGTGTAGCCAAGATGTTTCCTAACAAGGTCTACCGTGTTGACCACCGACCCTACAAGGACGCTAACGAGTTCCTACAGGCTGGCAAGGCGGCTGACTTCAAGGGTGCATGGTGGAACGCACGTAAGTTCACACCTGAGAACGTGATGAACAGCACACAGGACTTCTTGTCGCTATACAAGGATACCCCTGAGCATCAGTTTGTTCCTACAGGTATCCAAGCCCTAGACGACAAAATCTTGGGTTTGATGCAGGGTCACTTCACAGTGATTAAAGCGCCGACAGGTATCGGCAAGACTGAGATCATGCGGTTCTTGGAATACAATATGTTGCAGAAGAAGGTTCCTATTGCAGCATGGCACTTGGAAGAGACTAAGCTACGTTCACTGCTTGGCCTTGTGTCTTATGAGTGCAACGATAACCTGACCAGACGTGACTTGATCGAAGATAAAGGTGCGGAGGATCAAGTCGTAGGTGCTATCGGTAAGCTCACTGCTGATGAGAACTTCTATCAGTTCTACATGAGTGATGGTCAAGGTGCTGACGATCTGATCGACCAGATACGTTACTTTGCTGTAGCATGTGGCGTTAAGTTTGTGTTCTTCGAACCTATCCAAGATGTTCTTGTTGGGTCGTCAGAGGATAGCAAGGAACAGATGTTGGCTGACTTGTCTGTACGTCTCTCTAAGCTGTCTGCTGAGTTGAATGTAGGTATTGTGACAATCGCACACACTAACGATGATGGGCAGATGAAGTATTGTCGTATGATCGGGCAACGTGCGTCTGTTATCATCGACCTTAAACGTGATAAGGAATCTGACGATCTACAGGAACGCAATACAACGTATCTGTCTATCGAAAAGAACCGTCCATGCTCTGAGGAAGGCAACGCAGGGATGATGCGGTTCAACACTGAAACATTTACACTAAGCGAGGTATAACATTGACGACAGTATTCGACATTGAAACAGACGGTCTATTAGATGAATTGACCAAGATTCATGTCTTGTCTTGGTCTAACGACATGGGTGAAGTTAAGCATACCCATGACTATGATGAGATGCGGTATGTATTGCTCAACAGTGAAACTCTGGTTGGACACAACATTATCCGCTTCGACATCCCCGCAGTGGAAAGCCTGTTAGACATCAAGGTTACAGCACGTCTGGTAGATACATTAGCCTTGTCTTGGTATCTCAACCATGATCGACCTAAGCATGGTCTTGAGGGCTACGGAGTGGACTACGGAGTACCCAAGCCTGTGATTGATGACTGGGACAGCCTGACACCAGAGGAATACGCACACAGGTGTGATGAGGACGTTAAGATCAACAACCGCCTGTGGCGTGACTTGGACATGAAGCTCAACAAGTTGTACCAAGACCCTGACGATAAGTGGAAGTTGATCGACTACCTGACCTTTAAGCTAGACTGTGCGAGAGAGCAGGAGGAGATGCAGTGGAAATTAGACGTAGACAAAGCACAAGCAGCCTACGAGGAAATCACAAGGCTTAAGGAGGAAAAGGTAGATCAACTAGCAGAGGCTATGCCACGTAAGGTTCTTACCCGTGTAGCTACACCACCAAAGGTGATGCGCAAGAAGGACGGGGAACTGTCGTCGCATGGTCATAAGTGGGTAGAGATTTGCAGGGAACACTACCAGCCTGTAACCTCAACTAAGATTGTAGTTAAGACTGGTGAGGAACGGGGCAACCCTAACTCTAACGATCAAGTCAAAGACTGGTTGTATAGCTTGGGCTGGAAACCACGTACATGGAAGTTCTTAAGGGATAAGAAGACAGGTGATGAAAGAAAGATCGAACAAGTACGAAAAGGCAGCGAGCTATGCCAAAGCGTTAGGGAGCTTTCTTCTGTTGATGCTGCTGTTGACCTTCTTGATGGCCTTACCGTCCTTACTCATCGTGCTGGTATTCTCAGGAGTTTTATAGAGTGCCACAAGGATGGTTGGCTACAGGCTAGTGTAGCTGGTCTCACCAACACGTTTAGGTTCAAGCACTTCAGACCTCTGGTTAACCTACCAAGCGTAGACAAGCCATACGGTGATGTTATCCGTGGGTGTCTGACGTGTCCTGATGGTTATACATTAGCTGGTGCTGACATGACCTCTTTAGAGGACACAACCAAGCGGCACTACATGAAACCACTAGACCCTGACTATGTAGAGGAGATGTCACGGGAAGGCTTCGATCCACACTTGGACTTGGCTAAACACGCTGGTGTTATCACTCAAGATGACATCGACAAGCACAACTCAGGTGAACGGTCACTGAAGGCACTACGCAAGAACTATAAGGTGGTTAACTACAGTGCAACATACGGTGTAGGAGCCGCCAAACTAGCCCGTGAGACGGGCATGTCACAGACTGAGGCTAAGACCCTGCTTAACGCCTTCTGGAGCCGTAACTGGTCCATTGAGAAGATGTCAGGCAAGGTACGCACACGGGAGTGATTCGGTAGCATGTGGCTGCTCAATCCTGTGTCGGGGTTCTGGCATAGTTTGCGTAGTGACAAGGACCGCTTCAGCACCTTGAACCAAAGCACAGGTGTCTACTGCTTTGACACTTGGGTTTCTATCTGTCGCAAGAATGGCATTAAAGCTGTCGGACAGTTCCACGACGAAATTATTGCACTGGTCAAGAAAGGAGAGGAAGGTGCGGTAGAAAAGATGATGCACGATGCAGCAATCGAACTAAACGATAAGGTAAAGCTAAACGTCCCACTAGGGACTGACGTACAGTTTGGCAACACCTACGCTGACATCCACTAAAGTGATTCTTTTTTGCAACAACCCTGTTTATAACGAGGTTGTCAACTAAAAAATGCAGGAGATCG